CAGATCGCCGGCCCAGCCCAGGATCGTCCCCGCCGAAAGGTTCGGGTGGAGACGGATCGGAATCTTCTTGTTGAGGTACGGGTTGTAATAATATTCCACGTTCCCGCCCGCGGTGAGGATGGCCTCGCCGTCCTTCGGGTTCTGGAAATAGTTGAGCAGCGACGCCGAGCCAGACGACAGCACCTTCTTGGTGATGTTCCGCTGCTCCTGGCTGTTGACGTAGAGCACGTCGACCGAGCACTGATTGTTGTCCCACATCGACTGCATCATGTCGTCGATCTCGGTGACCGAACCCTGGCCGGACGAGGTCAAGGTGGTACCGGTGCCGGGCGTGCCGGTGGCGAGCGCCTTCACATAAGCACCCGATCCCGACTTGAGCGCGGTCGTGAGCAAGCCGTCGAACGCGATGGTGTTGGTCGAGCAGTCCGCGGTGATCGCGGTTGCGGCCTGACCGGTTCCGGCAAGCGGGGCCGAGAAGGTGGCCGAGTTGATCGACGTGATCTTCTCCAGCTTCTCGCTGCCGGCAACACCGACATACCAGGCATAACCGACCGCACCCTGGATCGCGGCGACACTCGCCGAGAGCGTCTGGCCGAGCGTGATCGCCTGACTGGCCGCGGCCGACTTGTTGGACGAACCGCCCTTGATGGTGAAGGTCTTGCCGTCGGCGCCGGTGACGGTGGCGCTGGTCGCGACTCCGCCGGCCAGCGTCGAGTTGCGCATCCCTTCCATGGTGAGGGCGACCACGATCACCGAATAGGTCGCGGCCGGGAGCGTGGCACCGGAACCAGCGGCCGAAGCTGTCGGCGTCGACGGCGTGCCCAAGGCGAGGGAGTTGTTACCGAACAGAACGCCGGCTTCCTCCTTCAGCATGGTCTTCTGCAGCAACCGCATCGTCATCGAGGCCTTGATATCCTCGAAGGTGCGACCGGCCGAGATCGCCTCGAAGGTCGCCTGGTCTTCTTCGCCGAGCGTCTTGTACGACGCGGCCTTGTCGGCGGTCGTGTACGCCATCTGCCCGGCGCGCTGGCCTTCGGGCACCCAGGGGGTGTTGTCGAAGCCGGAGCCGATCAGCGCCGACACCTGCTTCCAGTTGGTCGCGGTGCCAGTTCCGCCGCCGACGCGCGGCAGCGATTTGATGATCGGGGTGTTGACCGGGTAGAGGTTCTTGGCTGGGGCCTGCAGGTCATAGGCGACCAGGCCGGTGCCGGTTGTGATCGCCTTTTCGATGGTGTCGGGGCGAACGCCGGCCATGGCCATCACGGCACGCGCGATGTCCTCGTCGGGATTGGTCAGGCTGGTGACGAGGGACTTCTTGATCTCGTCGGGGGTCAAAGCGTTCATTTCTATCCGTCCTTCTTGGATAGGCGCAAAGAGAGAGCCCGCCGCGCCGGATGGCGGGCGGAGACGCGGCTTTCGCCGTGTCGACGATCAGGCGGCTGCGCGGGCCGTCTTGACCGGGATGGGGTTGCCGAGCGCGACGCGGAGCAGTAGCTGCCCGCGCTCCGCTTCGGGGAGGGCGTCGACCACCTTCTGAAGGTCCTCGGCGCTGATTGTGGCGGTGCCATCGCTGGCGCCTGGCGAAGCATCTTCGGTCTTCGTCACCGCACGCAGCGGCCCGGACGCAGTCTTCGGCGCCGCGGGCTCGGATTCGACCTGCTCAAGGCGTTTGGTCAGATCGGCGATCGTCGTTTCGAACTTCTTGGTCAGTTCGATCACCGCCGGCGCGGCTTCGGTGAGGGCTTTGGCCAGCCGCTCATTCTCGGCGGCAAGCGCGGCCTTGATGGTTTCGTCGTCCTCGACGCCCTCAACCTTCGCGCAGTTATCCTTCGCGCAGACAGCACCGAGCTTCGTCATGTGGTCGTGGCTCTGTTGGATCATCGCGGCATCGCGCTTCGAATTGCGGGCGCCGACTTTGGCCATCAGGTCGCTGTCGGCCTTGACGAGATCGATGATCCCATTGGCCAGAACGATGATTTCGACTTCGTCGCAGCAGCCGTCGATCACGCTCAGGGTGAGGTCGGGCAGATTGGTGGTGATCTGCGTCAGCAGTTCCGACACCTCCTCGGTCGTGACGGCGATCACGAATTCCTTGAGGCGGTTCAGGATGTCGACCGCCATCGCGGGAAGCGGCGAGGCGTCATCGCCTTCCGAACGCTCCTCCCATGCGATGGACGATGCGAGATCGCCGAAACACTCCAGCACGCGTGCTGAGCCGGGGATAAACCACAACCCCTTGACGACATCGTCGGACTGGATCGTCTTGGCGATCAGGGTCAGCGCGGCACCCGCCTTCGTCATGTCGGCGAAGGGGCCGGACGTCTCGACGATCGCGGGGACCGTCACGACGTCATTCGCCTTCTCGATCGCGGCCGCCAGAGCTGCAGCAGGGTCGACGACTTCCGCAACGGCGTCGGCCTGATCGGCGGCGAGCTTGGCTTCGTCGGTGGCAGCGGCCTCGACCGCCGTTCCCTCGGCCTGGGCTTCTGCTGCATCGGTGGGAACATCGACAGTCTGAGCTTCGTCCACCTTGGTGACATCGTCGCCTTCCTCGTCATCGCCGAGATCGGCGGAGAGCGCATCCGAGATCAGCGTCTCGCGCGCCTTGAACAGGAAGTCCTTGTACCTCCTCGACCCAGCCTCCGTGGCGAGTTCGCGGGCCTTGGCGACGACTTCGTCGCCGGTGGGGACATATTCGGTCATATCGGCCTTCCACATGCTGATGACGGCGTCGGGGTTGCAGGGGCTGTCGACGAGACTGATCTCGACGAGGCGTAGCGAGGTGATGACGGAGCGGTCGGTCGGGTCGCGCTTGAGCACCTTCCCGCCGATCGAAAAGCCAGCATAGACGCCGGTCTTCACCTTGGTGATCGCGAGCGGGTCGACGACATGGGCGCAAATCTGCGTGACGCCTGCACCGTCGACGTCCGCCTCAAGCACCTTCCCGGCGGCGAGCGGCTCGTGCATCTCGCGCAACGCCGGAAACTTGCTGTAATCAGGAAGCGCGGCCTTCATCGCATCGGCGGTGATCTTCTCGCCGGCATGGTCGACGGCTTCGGACGAGGCGACGCCCCAGACCTTGATCGTGCCGTCGGCCTGATCCTCGATCTTGGTGATGGCGCCGAACTGGCGAACGGTGGACATTCAGCGCTCCTTTCAGGATTCGGTAGGGTCGGTGGCCTTCGCCGTGGTCACGCACGAACAATTCGGATGGCTGGGCTCGAAATCGTCGCCACTCGAAAAGGGCTGATCGAGCGGAATTTCCCCGTCGGCCTCGTTGGTGAGGCAGATTTGACAGGTGTCGCCGTCGTTGGCCGTCTGCCAACTCTTGGTGATCACCAACCCGTCGGCTTGCGCTTCCAGCCAACCGGCGGCTTTCCCCTGGCCGTTAGCTTTGGCGACTTCGTTGAAAGCGATCGTCTTCGCCCGATCAGCGGAGAAGGCGGTCGACTCCTGGATCGCGTCCGCGATGGCGTCCGTGCCGATGTTGTTGCGCAGGCCGTCGGCGATCACTGAGCGGATCATCGAGCGCGTCGTCGCAATCAGGCTTTCGTCGCCGCTAAGCGATACCAGTTCGGCACCGCGCGCCTCGATATAGGCGATCGCGCGATCGAACACGCGGTTGGTCAGCGCAGAATCCGGCTTCGCAACGACCACCTTCAATGCGAGCGATGCGCTGTCCTTGATGAAGGCGTCGAGTTCGGCGGCAATGAGCGCATCGATCGCGAGGAGGTCTTCGAACGACAGTCCGCGCGCGATGGCATCAGCGATGCGGTCGGCCGAGATCTTCGGATCTTCGTCCGCTTTGCCAATCGCGGCGAGCGCTTTCGCGACGTCTGCAGCAGCGGCATCGCCGGTAGCGATCAGGATCGGTTTCAGCGCCTTGGTCAGACTCGCTGTGGTGCGACGCGCGAGCGGACGGGTCGGCGAGATTGGCTTGGTCGAGGCTGTTGCCTTTTCCAGCTTCTCGGTCGCGGCGGGTTTGCCCGGCTTCGGCGCCGTCTCGTCATCCGCTGGCACCGGCTTGTCGCCTGAAGCAGGCTCGGCACCCGGCGCCGGCGCAACAACCTGATCCGTCGGCTCGGGTGGGTTGAGCACCGATTCGAGCGAGATGGCGCCGCTGGCGGTGTAGATCAGGGGCTTGGCGCCAAGCCCATTCGGCAGCGGATCGTCACCGCGGGCGTCACGGACCTGGTCGATCGTCTTCGAGCCGTTGCGCAGATCGGTGTTGTCGATCTCGGATTGCTCTTTCGCGCTGGTCGAATCTTCCTTGGCCCAGGCGAACTCGAGATCAGGGTAACCCATCTCATCCTGGATGACGGTGTCGATCCAGCGCTTGGCCCACAGCTTGAGCGGTTCGAGCCCTTCCTCGAGGGCGCGCTCCTGGTCGGTCTCGCCGGTCGAGCGGTTCATCTGCCGAATGAACGGGGTGGGCGGCAGCGAGAAGGCGAAGGCGACGATGCGCGCTAGCCACTCGTCGAATTCGTCCTTGATCGGGGCGGACTTGAAGGCCGTATAGACCGAACCGTGCGGCCCCCAGATCAGCTTGTTCTGCTCGGCGGCGTTCCCGCTGATGCGATCGTCGAACCATTGCTGCAGTTCTTTGATCTTGGCCGCGTCCCATCCGTCAGGCGCGTTGAGCAAGCCGGCTGGGATGTTCCCTTCCGTGAAATAGCTCAGCTGCGACGCCTGCCGGCGTAGGATGGTGTTGATCGTGACGATGATCTGTTCGACCGGGCCGAAGCCGTAAAGGTGGTTCGGACGCGGATTGCGCGGCACGTAGAGCAGGTCGTTGTTGGTCAGGTCCGCCCAGGCCACGCCCTTGATGACCTGCTGGTAGGCGAGATCGGTGGGGCCGCGCGGACGACGCCCGGTATTGTCGACCATGGGGTGGATCGTGTCGCCGGGGACGATTTCCAGCCCGAGCAGCTTGCCGCCGCGGGTGCGCCGCTTCTCGAATGCGGGGGCATCGAGCGCGAGCAGATCCTCGAGGCTCAGGCGCAGGAACGTAGCGAACGGGGTGACACCATCCGGCTTGCGCCAGAACTTCGTCACCTCGACGATGCGCGAGTCCTCGCTCGCCTTCTTCTTGTTGTCGACCGGCTTGATCTGCCAATCCAGGCGCTCAAACTGGTCCTTGCGGGTCTCGATCGCGAGCCGGATCAGCTCGACATTGGCGAAGGCGCGCAGGGCCGGAAATCCGAACTGCTCGTAGGCCCGAGGGCGCAGGGTGGCATTGATGTTCGGCTTGAAGTCGAAGCCGCGCACCGGTTCCTGCACGACGGGCGTAAGCGGGGTGCCTGGCGAGAACGGACCCCACGCGCTGGGATTGATGCCGCCCCAGCTATAGGTGATGTTCGTCTGCACGCCGCCTTTCGGCATCGGATTCTCCTTCAGGCGCCGGCGTCAGCCATGAAGCGCTCATATTCCATGCTGCCGGGAGCGTAGGGGCAATCGATAGCCGCTCGCCGCTTGGCCTGATCGGCAGCGGCGACCTCGGCGGTGGCCTTCGCGTTGTTCTGGTCACGAACGAGGTTGAGGAACCCGAGCGATGCGATCTCGGCTTCCGTCGGCCAGAATGCCATCACGACGGCATCGGCCTTGTTCGGCGATCTTGTTCCGGCCGGTTTCTTGTCGACGATGAGGCGGAGCGAACCGTCGACTCCACGCGTCGCCTGGCTCAATTCCTTCCGCAGCGATGACAGGCCGGGCATTGTGCTGGGCAGACTGATGAGGTCGGCGGGGTCGTGGACCTCGCCCGCCGTGATCGCCTTGTGCGTGCGCTCGAAGCGGAGCCGCAACTGCCACCAGGCCTGTGCCTTCAGGTTCTTGAACGCGTCCTTGTTCGTCGGCGTCTCGTCATCGCCGGGGACGAGGTGTTCATCCGGGCGGAGCGGCGATGCGCCTGCATTCCACGGCTGGAAGGTGATTCCAGCTGGCAGCATGGGCTCGCCATTGTCGCCCGTGGTATCGCGCAGGCGGTTGGCCTCGGACTTCACGCCGGCGCCGACGCCGATCGAATCGTATTGCAGCGCAACCCTGCGGCCGCGCAAGCGATCGACGGCGCGGCGGGTCGCCATGCCGACATCGCCTTCGCCCCAGCCGTCGACCGAATGCAGGACAGAGCCCTTGGCGATTGCCAGAGCGTGGAGGTCGCCACCTTCGTCGGCGGGGTCGAGGCCGGCACGCCATGCCCCGGTATCGTCGAATCCGAGCTTGATGTGAGCATCGATCGCGCTGGCGACCCAATCGCCGGGGATGATCACGCCCGCAACCGCCGCGGTATAGTTGCGGTCGACCTCCTGCGCGAAGACATGGAGCAGACCATCGGCATCGGCCTTCGCCCGCCGCGCCGCATACCATTCCGGGTCCTTCGCCGGATGGTCGCGCCAGTCCATCACGAACACATTGACGCGATCAGTGGCGAGATCCTGGCCCGGCGCCCATTCCATGCCGGCTTCTCGCCGGCGGTGGAACACGTTGCCGGGACCATTCACCGAACTGATATCGATCTGGACGTTCGTGGTATCGGCGAGCGCCGCCTCGATCTTTTCGGGCCGCTCGTAGTGCGCGGACTCGTCCTTGAAGTAGATCAGCTTGCGCCCGCCGCGTCCGATGTTGTCGCCGGATTCGCCGGTGATCGTAGCGCCCGTCTGCCGGTTGACGATCTTCATGTACGGCATGTCGCCGTCGGCATCGAAGCCGTGGGGCAACATAAGTCTGGGCAGATTGCGGATGACGATCCGCATTTTCTCGAAGATGCTGTCCGGGTCGCCGAGCTTGTCGACCAGTTGCTCTTTGCGGGAGCCCCAGCCGATCGATGCGCCGTCGCGGTACAGCCAGAGCCAGACCGAAAAGGCGCCGCAGACCCAAGTCGCGCCCATGTCACGCGCTTTCTCGATCAGGCCGCTCTGCTGACCGTCGACGCAGGCGAGCAAGAACTCGACGAGCTCGCGTTGACGATCGAACATCACGAACGGAATGGTGGTCGGCTCGTCAGTGCTGGCCTTGCGAGGATCGTAGGTCACCGCCCAATGCAGGATCCAGGAAACCGGATCGTTGCTGTACCGCTCGGCGATCCCGGCCCGAAGCTCAGCATCTTCCTTGAGGCGCTTGATGCGGTGGATGCGGGTGGCGAACTCCGCCGCGTAATCCGGCGGCCATGGCCCGTTGGCCATCAGCCCAGTTCTTGCTTGAACCGCTCGGCTGCTTCCTTCGCGGAAAACTTGTGCTCGACCTCGATCGGCTTTCCGTCCAGGCCGCCGATTTCCAGCGCCGTGACGTCCTTCATGCGGCGGCGCGTCTTCTCATACCAGATGATCGCCGCAATGTTGCCGGCCTGGATCTGCTTGATCAGCGCTGCGCCTACCTCAAGGTGGACCTGCTCGACACCGCTATTGAGATCGGCCCGGCAATGCTTGACCAAGGTATCGACGCTGGTGCCGACGACGCGCGCGATGAATTCCTGCTCGGCGCCTTGGCTGGCGAGATATCGGATCATGGCTCGCTGGTCGTTGTTCGGGTTCCACGGCTTGCGTCCGCCGTTACGCGGCGTCACGCGCGGCGCGCCCTTCCGCTTCGCCTGCGGCTTCGCTGGCGTTGCCATGTCAATCTCCGGTGGGTGCTGCGGCCTCACGCGCAGGCGAAATGATCACCTCCTCTCCGAACGAGGGCGCGGGGCCTGAAACGAAAAACCGCCCGGCAGGCTGGGGAGCCTCGGGCGGATTTTTACCAATGGACGATGCGTTTATCCTGTCGCGTCCCGATTTGCAATGGGGCGCACGACCGGGATCAACATGTCACTCCCAAACCGCCAGCTCAAAATCACTCACATTGAATTGTTGATAATCGTATCGAGTCCTTTTTGCGCATCATCATCCGGCTCGGTCGACTTGGTCGCGGGAAGGGCTTCGGCAGATTTCTCGTAGATTGCGTTGGGGTCGATCGTGAGCTTCCCGTCGGTGTATTTGATCTGATAAGCGACCACCTTCGGCGTACATGCGGTGCTCCTGGTTACCAGTGAAAGGGCGGCTGCGGCCTTCAACTTGTCGGCGATGTTCAGGGCGTCGCCGACCGCCCCCGAGGTCTCCGAATTGACGGCAGTCAACATCCCATTCGACACGGTGAAGCCAAGCTTGGCGGTACCGAGGCCCGGTCGGAATCTGATCGACCGTTTAGGCCCGGGGACCGAAATAACGGTGGCGCTGATAGCGCAGTCTGCGGCGGTGGTGACGGAAAGCGCGGGGACCGGCTCGTAGTAGGTGAAGGCATTACGCTGTTGCGTGTCGCTGAATTCGATACCTGCACAACTGGCCAAGGCGCCCGCACTCGCGCCGATGATCGTAGCCCCGATCGCTCTCCTCATAGCGCCCCTCCCTCGGAAGCAGCATCATCTCTTCATGGCGCGGAGTCACGCGCCATCGCCACCAAAACGGACTTGTTATAGCAGTAAGGCATTGTCATTTATAATTGACAATCCGCAATCTGTCGCTTATAAAAGACAGATGGAATACGAGATCGAAACCACCGACGTCTTCGACACTTGGCTCGACGAGCAGACCGACGAAGAGGCAGTGGGCGCGATCGTCGCTCGCATCAACCGCGTCCGTCACGGCTTGTTTGGGGATGCCGAGCGCGTCGGCGGCAAGGTCACCGAGTTGAAGGTCGACACGGGGCAGGGTTACCGGGTGTATCTCACGATCCGGGGCCGCACCGTCGTGATCTTGCTGATGGGCGGCACCAAAAAGACCCAGAAGAGGGATATCAAGGCGGCGAAGAAGATGGTGGAGGCTTTGGGGTGACCATCGCCACCGAGTGTAACGAGTATAGGCCATGGAGGGCCAGGTAACATGACGATCAAGACCAAGGCGTTCGACGCCTCGAAGTACATCAAGAGCCCGCAGGCTGAGGCGACGCTTTGGGCGGATGCTGTGGCATCTGGTCATGCTGGCGTGATCGCCTCCGCACTTGGTACGATCGCCAAAGCGCGCGGGATGACGCAGCTGGCGGCCCAAACCGGCCTCAGCCGGCAAGCGCTCTATTCCGGGCTGAGCGATGACGGCAACCCAACGCTAGATACCGTGCTCAAGGTGACAAAGGCGCTGGGGCTTGGGCTTACCGCGGCAGCGCCAGCGGAGACCCGGGTTATCGGGAGTCCCGACCGTGGCATCGGAATGGTGATAATCGAAGACGGGCTCTCCGAGCTCGGGAAAGTCGCTGAAAAGCGCTACTACCTGGAAGGCTCAGCAGGTCTCAATGCAGTCATCGCGGGGAAGGCCGCAATGGTGGAGTTTGGGTTCGAAAAGCGGGTGGCGGGCGGTGAGCTAAAGGCGCCCGCCGGTCGCCGCGCTGGCGCGAAGAAGCAGCCGGCTCATGCCGAGGGAGACGAATAATGCTCCGATGGGATGCCGAAATCCATAGATTCGACGGGACTAGTTCCGGCGTGATGTTCCGCGGCGGGTCGGAGCAAGGCGCGCAATCGTATCTGCAGGGCCACCTCGATGCGGGAATCGCTAGACGCGTGGACGTCTACGATGATCGCAGACGCCTGGTCCTGCGGATGGTTCCAGCGGCTCTATCCTAAGACCGATGCTGGCTTCTCACTCACTTGCTCGCTTACCTTCTCTAGGTGGGTGCGGTAGTGGGCGTTCAGGTGCGCTATGGTTGCCTCGACACGTTCCCTATTGGCCGTGGGGAACGGAGGTACGACGCCGACCCATGGAGGTTATGGGGTTGCCCTCGGCTTGGTGATACGCAGCAACCCGGTCGGAACGTTCGTCCCGGCATCCGAGAAACTCCCAACCGGCAGATCCCGCCATTCGCCCGTGAGCTCGCCGTGATCGTAGTGCGCGGTCGCGGGCAGGATCGCGACCAGCGTCCCGCCCGGTTTCAGAAATTCCAGCGCGTGCCGGACATGCTTGACGTAATGCCGGCCATAGAACGGTGGGTTCATCACGACCTTGTCGAACTCAGGAGCGGCCGGTTGCTCGAGGAAATTGGCGGTCAGCACCGGATGCCCCTTGGCACGGGCCTCAGCCGCGCGGCCGGGGTGGTATTCGACGCCCAGCGCTCGGCAGCCGCAAGCCCGCAGCTGGTCCAAGATCCGGCCATCGCCGCACGACGGCTCCAGCACACGATGCGCCGGCGGGTCGCCGCGATAATAAGAGCGGTCGTGGATCTCGGCGTAATCCAGCGCCGCCGCGATCACGGCCGGCGGCGACCAGTAGAATTGCAGATCCTTGGCGACGGCGGTCGACGCGCTGGGCTTGACGCCCTCCGGCTCGGCATCAGGCAGCGCCTCGCCGTAGAACTCGGCCAGCGCGCGGTTAATGTCGACCAGTGTCCATTTCTCGAAGAAGACGTGCACGTTGCCGTTGGCGAATTGGCGCAGCGTCATGCCGCGGTTCGGCGTTGGGATCGGCTCTTTCCGCCCAATAAGCCGGCTCGTAGGGACCACAAGGGAGCCATCCAACACGGCGTCTCCGCTTCGCAGGATATCGTCGATCTCGGCCAATTCTGGATAGTCGAGCGCGGGAATGCCCTGGAAGGCCGCTAGCGCGTTGGCAATGTCGCGGAACCGATCGCGGCCCCAACACGAGGAAAAGCTGCCCCAATTGGTCAAGATGACCCGCTTTGGCAGGCCCTTGACGCCGATCCGCACCTTGGAATGCGATTTGTAGGCCGGGTCCAGGTCAGCGAACACTTCGGCCAGCCCGCGCAGGATATGGAACCGCGGGCGCGCCAGATAATCCCGGAACGTCGCCGCAGCATTCTCGAACGTCAGCACCGGCGGGTCGGCCAGCGTGCGCTCGAACAGCGCCTTGTCCTTGGCGGTCGCGATGCGGTCCAGCTCGAGCCGGTTGTAGATCGCCTTCCAACCCGACGTCAGTAGGTTCTTCCGCAGCGTCGATGCGTGCAGGAACGGCTTGCTGCCGATGTTGCCGGCGTAGCAGCCCTGGACCGTGGCAGACATGCCGAGCCGGTCATAGGCGGCGTCGAAGTCGGCGATGGCTGCTTCGATCGCAGCGTTCTTCTCGTCGTATTCCTCGACCAGGTCGCGGACGGTGCGGGGTAGGGCGGGGAGGTTGCCGTGCATGGGTTGGGTTGCCTATGTAACCGATACCGCCTATAGGTAACCGATACCGGATAGAACAGCAATAGGCGATATCGGAAACATGCCCGACTTGGCGCAAAAACAGATATCGGATAGTCCCGCGCGTATGGGACGACCGCCGCTGGGCCAGAAGGCCGACGACACAAAGCCAACACCTGTCCGCCTTGAGGCGAGCATGCGCGCGCGCATCGCTGCGGTTCTGGCGCCAGGCGAGAAGCTGGCCGCGTTCATGCGGGCCGCTGCCGAAGCGGAATTGAAGCGGCGCGAAGGCAAGTAGCTCACGCCGCCTGCTCCTCGCCACCACCCAGCTGCGCGCGGATAATGTCCGAAATCTCATCCCACGGCCGCATGAACCCATGCTCGTCGAGGAACGCCGGATCGACCGTCGCGACCGCGCCAGGCTCGCGGATGGCCTCAACCAGGTCGGCTGGCTCCGGCTCGGTCATCACCACGTGCGACGACCCGGGAGCACCAGCAGCCCGCACCGGCAGCAGATGGGCAACTCCCGCCAGCAGCAGCAGCGCCGCATGCCGCACCACCGCGGTCACGTTCACATACCGACACCGCGCCATGCGCGCCGCCTCGGTGATCGTCATCTCCGCCAGCACCACCCGATCGAACGTGCCCACCATGTCGTCCGGGATGAAGCTCGACGCGAAAAGGAAGTTGTTGCGCGCCTCGAGCTCGGCCACCGTCCGTGCGATGTGGCCATAGGCCCGCTCGCCGCCGGCGCTACGTTCCGCCATCGATGAGGCGCTGAGCAGGGTTTCATACCCGCCAGCCTCCCAGGCCTTCCGGTACCAGAGCACGGCGGGGTAAGTGTCGTCGGTGAGGACGCCGCGGTTGTGCAGCTGGACGATACGGGCCGAGTTGACCCGCTTCATTCCCGGCGCCGAGCGAATCGTTCCGGCGGTCTTCTCCGGCTGATGCGGCTCGAATTCGCCATGGCGCAGCTGCTCGCGGGTCGGCAGCACGACGGTATCGGCGAGGTTGTCGAACTTGCCCGCTTCGATCTCATCCTCGGCCTTGCGGCGCCGGGCCTCGGTGCGCTGATCGGTGCGGTCGCGGCCGAGCTGGGCGCTGACCCGCTTTGCCTCGCGCTCGACGATCGCGGCGGCGGAAAGGATCTCGCGCGACTCCCGCGGCGGCAACGATGCCAGCCTGCGCAGGGCTGCTGACCTGATCCCGCTCAGCGGCGCATCACCTGTTTCCCCGCCCTTGCCCATCGTCGCCACACTCCGCAAAATCGTCCGCCCCACCCCGGAGCTGGTTTTCTGTTTCCGAGAAATCGTTTGGATCATGTCCCGCCGCCGTTCGCCCGATGGGCTTCCAGTTCGTCGAGAAATCCGCGCATCAGCCGCTCGACTCGCTCCCGGAATAGCCAGCCGCCTTTGGCCTCGACCGTGGCCAGGCTGATCAGCACGACGCCCTGGGCAAGCGCTTCGCGGGAGGCCGCCAAGCCGCGGTCGGGGTCCGGATCGCGCATCGAGGCAACGTAGGGGGCGAGGGTCGATCTCATCGAGCCTGCGCCTCTCGCTCGGCGGCCTGCTTCGCGTCCTGCTCCTCGATCAGCCGACGGTTGCGGCGCATCGCGGCAATCGCGGCTTCGTCCTCGGCGTGCTTCTGGCGGACACGGCTGTCGAAGAACTTGAACGTGAACGGCGCCCGGCCCTTCGTCGCCATCTCGGCATCGGCGGCCTTCTCGACGATCGGGACGATGTCGCGCTCGAGCTCCATGTCGCTGAGCGCCAACCACTCCCACAGCAGGGCGACGTCGTTGGGCACGGCCACGAACCGGCCAACCTCCAAGATCCTGCGGACCTGCTCGGGCTGGCCAGCGAACTTGTCGGACTTCGGTGTTGTGGGGGTAGGGGGTATTGTCCCTGTCCCTGTCCCTGTCTTAGCCGTGACTGGTGGTGTGACCGGCGTGACAGGTTTCGTGACATCTACCGTGACATGTCGCGTGACAAGCGCCCGAAGGTCACTCGTCTTCGTGTTGTACTCTGGCGTGACCCCGACCGCGCGCAATTGCTCGAACATGCGCTTTCGGTCTTCCCGCTCACGCTCCTTGCGCGCGGCTTCGCCGGTCTTTTTATCCTTATATTCCTGACGCATCGGTAGAGCTTCGAGCGCCTTTTCGGCCACCACAGGGTGGTAGAGACGGCCATCGCTGCACTTGATCCAATTGCGCAGCGCGACGGCTTTGACTTTCTTCCAGCGCGACCCGGCGCCCGACAAAAATGCCAGCACGCGATCGTCATCCGGCAAGCTCCCTGCCGGGACTTGCTGCCAAGCCTTGCACCAAAGCGCGAATGCACTTTTGAATTCTTCGCCCGTCGACATCGCAAAAAGATCGCTGTCGACGACGCGGATCGTGTCCATCGGCATGAATTGCAGGCCGCGCAAATCGCAATCCGCGGGTGTCAGGGGTGCGGGAAGGTCGGTCAATTGTGCCCCCTGGAACTGAAGAAATTGGAGCCGCGCACAGCCTGGTGCTCAGCGAAATAGTAGCAGTTGCGCTTGCCGACCCTGCCGTTGCGGACCTTGGCGGCGATCAACTCGACGCGGTCGCGCGCCGCGGCCAAGTTGACCTCCCAATCGGCGCGCTTCTTGTCGTGGATGTCGGGCTCGGCGCGCTCGAGGTAATATTGCTCGCGGTAGACGAAGAGCACGACGTCCGCGTCCTGCTCGATCTCGCCGCTGTCGCGCAGATCGGACAGCACCGGTCGTTTGTCTTCCCGGCGCTCCACCTCGCGGTTGAGCTGGGCGAGCAGCACGATGGCCACGTCCAATTCGCGAGCGATCTGCTTGATGGTCCGGCTGACCTCGCTGACTTCCTCATACCGCTTCACCTTTGAGCCGTCGGCTTTGACGAGCCCGAGGTAATCGATGAACACGATGTCGAGGGACCGGCCCTTGGCGGCCATCTGGCGCTTGTAGCGGCGAATCATCATGGCGAGACGACCGACGCGAAGCCCCGCATCTTGGCGCAGCACCATCGGCCATGACTTGAGCGCTTCGCGCGCATCGGCGACGCGTTCACGATCGAAGGCGCTGAACTTGCCGGCCTTCACATTGTCGAAGCTCGCGGATTCGCCATAGCGGAAGATGATGTCTGTGATCGCGCGCTTCATCAGCTCGGGCACGGACATCTCGAGGCTGATGAACAGCGTCCCCCAGCCGGCGCGCGCGGAAGCCAGCGCGGTCGAGAGCGCCATCGCCGTTTTGCCCATGCTGGGGCGGCCGGCGAGGATGATCACTTCGCCGCGGCGGACGTTGCCGGTCAGGCTGTTCCAGTCGTCGAGACCATCGACGGCTAGCCCGGGCGGTGCATCGCCGGCGGCTTCGTCCTCGATCTCCTTCATCGTGACGTCCCACGCCTTGCCGATGTCGAAGCTCTTGCCGACCTCCTCTCGCTGCAGGGCGGCGGTGAGTGCGGCGTCGAGCCCATCAGCGAGCGCTTCGACCGGTTTGGACAGATCGTCGCGCGCGGCGTCGAGGAAACCCTGCAGGCCAGCGTAGAGCCGGCGGCGCTTGGCCAGGTCAGCGATTTGCTTGGCGAAGTCGTTGGCACCGATCAGCCCGGCGCCGGATCCTGTCAGGCGCGCGAGATACCCCGGGCCGCCTAATTCAATCACCGCCGGGTCGGTTTCGATGAACGGACGCAGGGTCACCGGCGTCGCGAGGCGCCCGTTGGCGATCTCGCGTTCGATGAGGGAGTAGAGCCTTCCGTGGAACGGCTCGAAGAAATCGTCCGCGCCGACGATATCGCCGACGCGGTCAAGCACGCGGTTGTCGATCATCAGCGCGCCGAGAAGGCCCGCCTCGGTCTCGACGTTGGCGATCGGGTAAGCCTCGGCGGGCCGGATTGGTTCGCTCGCCATCATGCCTGCCGGTCCGAAGCGTTGAAGAGGTCTGCCCAGCGGCGGTGCGCGCGGACGGTCGCGATCTGGTGGGCCTGGTCGGTGCGCAGTGCCGCGTCCTCGTCCATCATCCGAACGAGGCGCGTGTATTCCGCCCAGGCTTGATCAACGGCGCGCGCGGTGGGGAGGATGGCGACGACGGCGCTCATTCGTCGTCTCCGTGCACAATGGCGAGGTGCCGCGACATATTCTCGGGCAGGATCATCAGATCGCATTGGTCGCAGCGGACGCGGCGCGTGTTCTCGACAGCGAGCTTGCCCAGCCGGCGTTCGAGCCTTTGTGCGGCGGCGCCACCGAAGCGTAGGCCGGTCGGGTAGGGGTTCACGCTCATCGCGCCACCACCAGCGGTGCGCGGAGCACCTGATTCCAGTACGGCACGATCTGCAGCTGGTCGCAGGCCCAATCGAGGATCCCGATGGCTTCGGCCTCGTCATGCTTGGCCGGCTTGAACCCCAGCTGGCGGCAGCGCTGCATCGCGAGATCCTTCAACTCGGCGGACTTGGTCGCGCGCGGCATCTTGCCCAGGAAGTGGCGGCGCCACGTCGCCATCGGGACGCTGCGGGCGTGCCGGCAGCCCATCGCTTCAGCCCAGCTGGCGGCATGCGCGGCGAGCCCATTCAGAACACGAAGGGAATCGATGTTGGTGTGCCCGGACAGCACGCGGGCATCGAGCGGCTCCTCCCAGAACACGGCGTCGATCGCGCCCAGGGTGTGGAGATCGGTCATGTTCTGGTGGAGGCGGCAATAGGTCATGCCGTCGGAGGTAAATTCACTGCCGAGGGTCCAAGCGCCCGACACAGCGCGTTCGTCGCCCAGGCCCCATAGGGCCCAGCCGGCGGATCGTTTGCTGAGGTCGAGCGCTAGGATTCGCATCTGCTACTCGGCCGCGTGCTGGTGGTCTTCGTCGGCGAGATCGACGTCGCCCTCGACCGCTGGCGGGATGGTCGCCAGCTTAGGCTTCGCACTTTCGCCGATCGGCACGACGTTCTCGCCGACCGTGCCCTTGCCCTCGGCCGCGTCGACCAGGTCCGCAGGCATGAAGATCTGCAATTCACGGAGCAGGCCGTTAAACGACCGGAGGAAGTCGTCGCGCTTGGCCGGCTCCATGTCGACCAGGCGGAACGCGGCGCGCGCGGCCTGCGGCTGGATGTGCGCCTTCTTCTTGATGTCCTTGTATGCGGTGGACATTTCCTGCGCATGCTCGCCGACCTTGCCGGCAGCGGGGCGGATGTCTTCGCGGTAGATCCTGGCAGCCAACTCGAAGTCCGGCTTCGGGACCTCGCCGTTGATGGTGCCTTCCTTCTTCTTGCCTCGTGCCATGTCGTCTTCCTTCGGTTGTGGCGCCGGTTCAGGCGCGGGGATGGGTTGGGGAGGAGCGGCCGCGACCGGAGCATCGTCCGGGACCGGAGCCGCGTTCGCGAAGGGCTGCCGGTTCTCGACCGCGGCGGCGCGGACCTCATCATTCTCGATCAGCCGGGCCTCACCGATGCCGATTCCGGCTTCGACCGCGGCCATCATCATCGAGCGGCCGTGGCGGCGCGCGCTACGGTACCGACGCAATTGCAGGGAGCCGGTCGTCTCCATCAGTGCGCTCCGTTGCTCGCCACGAACCGCTCGAGCGCGGCGGTGACGCGGCGCTTACGGTCGGCGATGATCATCCCGCGCAGGCGGCGGGGCAGCGCGTCCAGTTCGGCGCGATCGGCGTCATCAAACCGGGCGAGGCCCTTGGGCTTTGGGGCTGGTGCGGTGAAACGCTGGCGGCGGATGAACCACGGCATCATGCGGCTTGCTCCCTTGCTGCATCACGTTCGAAGCTGCCGAGCCCGCGCATCATCAGGGCGGCGGCGAGGTCCAGGACGGGGATGCCGTCGCGGATCGCGGCGCGGGTGACTTCGGCGGGGATGCGAAAGCGGCTCGGCGCGTGCTCGATCGTCATGCCGGGCTCTGCCCTCAGCGCAGCCGCGAGTATCGCTGTCGCGGTGCCCGTGACCGATCGCCCGTTGGCCCTGCGCTTGATCTCGTCGAGCGCGTCCTGGTCCAACCGAACATTGATCTGGCGCGAAGCGCGAACGTTGTAGACGATGCGCCGGTCGGGTGCGGTCGGCAGCCGCTTGGGCTCGAATGATGGGGGAGCGGCAAACGGCACACTCGGTGCCACGGGCTGGACGATCGCATCGTCCCGCCGCTCCCCTTCGCCGCTTCCCGGAGCTTCCATCTCGGCAGCGGGCGAATCCGGTTGCTTCTTCTTGCCCGCCGACATGATCGCCTGGATCCGGGCAGCGCATTCCTGTTCGGAGATCGGCGCGCGCTTCGGCTTGACGACCGACGGCACCGGGCGCGGCGTCTCGATCGCGCGGTGCTGCCGGCCGAGCGCGATCTGGCGTGCCGGGCCGCTCCCTTTGATCGTGATATCGCCGCGGTCGGCGAGGTCGGCGAGCATGGAGCGGGCTGTCGCCGTGAGGTCCAAGCCGAGCAATTCGACGATCTGATCATCGGTCGGTGACGGGTCGTCGCACTCGATCCTGAATCTGATCCAGTCGAGCAGGCGGGAGAGCTGGAGCTTGGGGTGCGTCATCATGACCTCCCGAGACGAAAGCGGGCGATGCGGGCATGGAGGACATGCAGCGACAGTTCCGCCGCCTCGATGTCCGTCTCCATGAGCGCGAGCTCGGCGTCGGTTTCCGGCGTCCCGTCGGCGCGCACCTCGGCAAGTCCGGTGATCACCCGCCCGGTCGCGGCGATCGGGTCAGGCGCTTCCTCGCGCGGTAGCGGCGTCAGCACGAAGCCCTTGGCGGCAAGCAGAGCATCGAGCGCCGACGGATCGACGTCGAGCAGATTGACGGCACAGGCCAGCCCCAGCGTGCTTTCCTGGTCGCGGGCACGGCGGACGGTCTTCTCGTCGCAGCCGATCGCCATTCCGACGCGCGACGGGCCAATGGTGCCGCCGCCTATGGTATTGGGCTTCCCGCACGCCCGGACGATGCCGTCGGCGAGCAGGTGCCGGACGTCGGTGTCCGTCAGTTTCGGAATGTTCGGGCAGCGCCTCCCCCCAGACATAGCTATTCGCTTCCGTAATGATGAGAGACACCCGCATCGGCTCCTGGCCACTGGCTGTGCTCGTCCGGCATATCGTCGACGAGATCGCCCGAGCGCGTGAGCCAGACGAACAGCGCGATGAATGTCGCGGCGATGCCTGCGATGAAGCCGAGCCAGAACATCAGCGTTCCTCCGGGAGCGTGGGGTGAGAAAGGTCGTCGCGATGCGTGACCGCTTCGGAATCCTTGGCCTCGTCGCAGGGCGGAAGGCCGTTCCACTCGTCGTCGCGGCACGAGCATTGCAGTTCGTGGCACTTCGCACAGGTCGGCAGCTTCCTGAGGTTGGTCGCCATGTTCAGGCGGTTGAAGGGTGCCCGGTCCATCTATGCCGGCTCCCGGACGCGATGCGGTTTCAGGGCGCGCATCTGCTCGGCGAAGCGGTCGTCGGCCTTGGGGAGCTTGCGGAGGGTGCCGACGCACCGCAGGTCTGGCCGACCCTCCAGCCGAGCGCCGCCAATGCAGCCGTCGAGGGTGGCGGGGACCGTTGCCGAAATGCGATAAATCCTCCCGATCATCTCGGGGGCGTCGTCGGCTCGGTCCGCATGCAGAGGACAGATGTCGTGGGAAACGGCCACGACCACATCGCCGGCCTGGAAGTCGTCGCCCATCAGCACCACTCCGCCATCGGAACGGCCCGCCAATGCTGACGCGGCTCGCCCGGACCGACGTGTTCGATGTGCCCGGTGCGCTCGAGCCGGTTGATCGTCGTCTGGGCATCGCGGCCGATCCAGAACGACATGTTATCGGCTGTGGCGAGGCGGACCTTCTTGAAGAGGTCGAGGACGCGTTGGTCGAGGTCGGACATCATCCGGCGCTCGCCTGCGAAAGCGGCGCGGCCGCGCGGTGACGCATCAGCAACGCCTCAACGGCAAGCGACGTACGTTCGTCGACCTCCAGATCGCCGCGCTCGAAGCGCGATATGGTGGACTGGTGAAGGGCCAGCTTATCGGCGAGTTCGGTCTGATTGAGGCCGAGTTCGCGGCGGACGGCTTTGATGTCGGTCATTCGCCTGAAATATGCTCACATGCATAGTTCGTCAAACGAAATATGCATTCAGGCGTTAGCGCAGCCGCCCCGCCTCATTTATGCGTCAGGCATGGCCGGAACGATCCTTTCTCAGAACATCATCGCGCTCCGAAAGCACTTGGGCCTCAACCAGGCGCAATTCGGCGAGTTGATGAAGTCCGATCAGACCAACGTCTCGCGCTGGGAGAGTAAGGGAGTTGTGCCCGGAGGTGTGCCATTGGCGAAGATCGCCGAGCGCGCAAAGACGACGGTCGAGCAATTTACGTCCGCCCCGTGGCATCCGCCGCAGAAGGCGTCAGCTCCGTCCGATCATCAACCGACGCGGTCGATCGATGCCGGCGAAACTGCTACGGTCATGCGAATGGACCTCTCCTACGCTATGGGTCCTGGCACCAATATCGACGAGGATTATTTCGAGGGCGAGCCGGTCGAACTGGACATCAGCTTCCTGCGCCGCCTCACGCCATCATCGCCGGACATGCTGCGCATCGTGAACGGCGCGGGCGATTCGATGCAGCCGACAATTCACGACAGCGAGGAACTGATCCTGGATCTCGGGCAGCGCACGCTGAATATGCAAGATAGGATCTGGGCCATTTCCCTCTACGGGGTCGGTGCGGTCAAACGGTTGCAAGCCAGCGGCAAGGGGCGTGTGCTGGTCGTCAGCGATAATCCCGACGTGCCGAATCGCGAGGTCGATGTCGAGGATATCATCATCGTCGGCCGCGTCGTCGGGTCGATCCGGCGCCACTGACACTTCGATGCCGCAACGGGCGCTTTCGTTGGCGGTGGTCGGCGCCAACCACGCGAACAAGAAGGGGCCGACCCGGCGGTTCGCGATTTCGCTGTGCCGACCGGGCGACCCTGTCGCCCTGAAACCGGAACCCAAGAACGCGAAGGACGAGCGCGCGATAGCCGTATTCTCCCGGGAAGGCGTGCAGATGGGCTACCTCACCGCGGAACGCGCACCATGGATTGGTGCGATGCTCACGCAGGGCAGGGAGGTGCAGGTCGTCTTTCAGCGATCGACCCAGTGGGGATGCTGGATCCGCGCAGCCTTCGACGGCGAGCGGCCATCGGTAGGAGGCTTGGACGCGACTCCGGGAGAGAACGAAGAACGCGAGAGTGACCCGGACTGGTACCCTGATGAGGTATATCCGGACGAATAAAATTATGCTCACATGCATTTTATGCTTGCTGTTATGCATATGAGCATATAGAAGGTCTTCAACAGCCCCATTGGTCCGGGCGCTGATGGAGACACGAAATGGGCACCGCCCAACATTTCACCCCGGAAGAGATCGCGCTGGCGAACTGGCTGGCCGATGACGAAGCGAAGTCGATCCTCCGCAGCTGCGCGCTGAATGCGCCGCGCTTCGAGCACCGCGCCGAAGTCTATGCCCTGACCCGCGACGATCACTACGAACCGGTCGGCACCCGCCGTGACAGGCTCTACGCGATCTGGACCCGCTACAGCGATCAGGTCCACGCCCATTGCGACGCAACTGGCGACTATGCGCTGTCGGAAGCCTTCCATCTGTTGCCGCGTCCGAACGAGGCGATCGAGCAGGTTATCTCTGCCGCTCCGCTGATCCGGACGATCGCCATCATCGCCAAGCATCGCGACCCGGTTGCGGCTGGGCAGCGGGCGAGGGCGGCATAATGGGCGCGCCGGGAACCACCGACGGCCCTTGGATGGTCGAGCCGATCAACGACGGCGAAACCTATCAGGTCACCACCGGCGAGAGGACTGGGTTCGTGGTGATATGCGAGACCGAATGGGGCGGTGCAGAGGCCGAGGCAATCGCACGCCAGTTGGCCGCGTCGCCCGACCTATACGACGCGCTGACCGGCGCCGAGGAATTCATCGCCGGTTTCGAAGGCGACGACACCCAAGCTGGTGTTGATGGCCTGCTCGCGTCGATCCGCGCCGCCATCGCCAAAGCGCGCGGTGAAGCATGAACACCGTCACCCCCATCGCAGCCCAGGCGCCCACCACGATCGCCCCAACGATCACCGCGTACCTGATCCTCAACAACCTCAAGGCCCGCCAGATCGACGTCGCCGAGCGCGCGATCGACACAGCCGCCGCCGAGGTCGCGGCATCGGTCCCGCACAAGTCCACCTTCGTGCTGGTCGTCGACGATCCCCGCACCGGCGGAACGCTGACCCATTGGTTCGCGGTCAAGCGCAAGTCGAAGGCGCGCTGGGTCACCGTCGATCACGTCACGCGCGCTGTGCACGACACCTATCCGGAGCATCTGTTCTCGCTGGAGACGGAGGCTTTCGAGCCTGCGCGGCCGTGGGGCTGGGCGCCGGGGGCGGATGTTGTCGGGCGGGGTGGCGATCTCATTGAACAGGGAGCTTCGCGATGAGCCGCCGCCCACCAAGCCCGCAAGTGCTGCAGCGGCAGTGCGACGAGTTCAACGCTCGCTACCCGGTCGGGCAGACCGTCAGCATCCGCAAGGACGGTGGCGACGGGATCATCACAAAGACGCGCTCCGAAGCCCAAGTGCTATCCGGGCATTCCGCCGTCATCTGGCTGGACGATGTCTCTGGCTGCTACCTGCTTGATCGCGTCACGCCGATCACGGGCGGTGCGGCATGAGCGCCGCCGGCGTAGCCGAGGCGGGCGTGCTGGCGTCTGCTGCTGATCTGATCGAGGTCGAAGGAGCTTGGACGCAAAGGGTATTCGCCCGCAATGCCGAGGGAGAGGAAACCGGCCTGTCGGAGTGTCGCGGACCAGCGGTTTGTTGGTGCGCACTCGGCGCGATCAGCAAAATAGCGGGCAACGACGATCTCCTTGTAGAGAGGGCCGAATATGCGCTGATGCGGCTTCTCAGGTGCGAAGTCGATGGTATTGCAAACTGGAACGACGCCCCAGAGCGCACCCAAGCCGAAGTAGTAGCCAAGCTGCGTGAAGCCGCTGCCATCGCACGGGAGCAGGGCAAATGACCACGCTCCCCCTCGACAAAGCCCTCGAACGCTTCGACGCGGCGGTCCTGACCTGCCCGTTCAGCTGGACCCCGAGGCTAGCGCCCAACGAGGCATGCCCGCAATGCGGCGCGACACGGCGCGAGGCCTGCGCTCGGCAGACCCGGGCGGCGTTCGATGTCGTCGCCAGCGCGCGGGCTCTGACCAGTCCGATCGGAAAGGCACTCCAATGAGCCCGTTGCGCGCGGGGATACACCCCGACCAGATGCCAGCGGTCACGCCGTTTGACACGCCACGTCCCCTTGACCGGCATCATTCGCTCCATTGCTTTGCATGCGGCGGGGCAATCGGCACCGTGACATGCTGCTGCACGACCTATTCGTTGTCGAGGGACGCGCTAGCCAACGCTCTCGCATGGGCGTTCCGCGATGGCGCGACCGTGGTGCAAGCAGGCCGCAAGCAATGAGCGCGGCGCAGTACCTTTGCGGCGTTGTCGCGATTGTCGGTTCGCTCGGCTGGGCGCTGTACGCGATCCTGTCGACCGTGATCCCGGCGGTTCCGAAGATTCGGCGCGCGTTGCAGGGGCGGGGAGGGGTCGATGTCTGACCCCATTATCACCCAGGCCGGGGCATATCCGGAGATCAGCGCGGAGGATTACCACCGCGCGGCGAACCTGCTCCCCGGCCCGTCGCTGTCGTCATCCGGCGCGAAGCTGATCCGCGCCCGGTCGCCGTATCATTTCTGGTTCGACAGCCCGATGAATCCAGAGCGGCCGCCGGAGAACGACAAGGCGCATTTCAACGTCGGCAAGGCGGCGCACGACATGCTGCTGCTGTCGGATCGCTGGCCCGAGCATTACCATGTGCTGCCGGAAGGGTTCTCCGAGGCTAAGACGAAGGTGATGGCGACGGCCATCGCTGCGGCGGCGGAAGCGCGCGAGGCAGGCAAGACAATCCTGCGTCATGAGGATCACCAGATCGTCGGGCAGGTCGCGGCGGCAATTCGCCGCAACGATATCGCCCAAGCTGCGCTTTCGTCGGGCATCCCGGAACTAACGCTAGCCTGGCAGGACCCCGAAACCGAAGTCTGGCTACGCGCGCGCCCCGACTTCTTGCCTTTCAGCGTCCACCAGGATGGCCGCGACATCATCGTCTCGGACCTCAAATTCGTGGCGCCTCAAAACGCGACGCCGACCGGATTCGGCAGGGCCGTGGAGAAATTCGGGTATCATCAGTCCGCCGGCTTCTACGCCGACGGGATCAAAGCGATCTACGGGCGTTACCCGACGCACTGGCTGCATATCGTCGTGGAGAAGGAGGCGCCTTGGTGCGTCGCTCTCTACGAATTGCCCGCCGAGGATCTCGAGCGCGGCCGCTGGCTGAACCGGGAAGCGGTCCACACCTTCGCCTACTGCCTCTCGACCGGGAAATGGCCGGGTTACGCGGACGAGCCGATGCCGGTCGGTCTGACGCCTTGGGCGCGCAAGCAAATCGACGACACCGAGGGACATGAGCTCGCCTGGCGCGGGACCGCGAAGTCCGACGTCGAGAACACTTTCATGCAGGAGCATTATTGATGGCTACCCAAATCGCAACGACCGAAGACCAGCCGAAGACGCCGGCCAAGGTCGCCGTGAACGCTGGCGGAAAGCTCGCCGCGTTCGTCCCCAACAGCCTCGAAGAAGCCTGGCGCTTGGCCGGCGCGCTGGCGGCCTCTGGCATGACGCCCAAGGCTTATGGTGGCGACCAGAACAAGATCATGGTCGGCATCATCGCTGGCGCCGAAGTTGGCCTGACGCCCTTCGCAGCGCTGCAATCGATCGCGGTGATCGGCAACAACCCGTCACTGTGGGGCGATGGCGCATTGGCCTTGGTTCAGGCGTCGGGACTGCTCGACGACATGGAGGAAACCGACGACGGCGACGAAGCGACGTGCCGGTTGAACCGCCAGGGTCGCAAGACGCCGATCATCCGCACCTTCAGCATGGAGGATGCCAAGAAGGCCGGACTGGCCGGAAAGGCAGGACCGTGGACACAATATCCCGCTCGGATGCGCCAGATGCGCGCGCGGGCTTTCGCGTTGCGTGACGGCTTCTCCGACGTGCTCAAGGGCCTGCACATTGTGGAGGAGGCTCGGGACTATACGCCGATGGGCGCCGCGATACCCACCGCGACCCCGCTGTCTGCCGCGATGATCGTCGATCAGGCTCGGATCGGCCAGGGTGAGGGCAACGACGGCACCCTCGCGCCCGGCAACACTTCCGCCGCCGAAGGCCCGTCCGACGAACAACGCGGCGAGCAGCACAACGACACCGACCAGAGCCCCGCCGACGACCTGATCGCGCGGATCGAAGCCGCCGCCATCATCGGCGACGTGCTCGGGATCGAGCAGTCCTACCAGGCCGGCGGTCGCGAGATGTTCGAGACGCCGGATCAGGATCGGATCGAGACGGCGATTGCCGAGGCAAAGGCGCGGCTGAAGGGAGGCGCGAAGTGAGCGGCGCCCCCGAAGCCGAAGCCGGCAGCGCCGAACCCGCCGAGCTTCCCGCTGGCGAATACGCCATCGTTGAGGTTCTCGGCCATCGCACGATCATTGGCCGGGTCGAGGAGGTCGAGCGTTTCGGCGCGAAGCTGATGAGCATCCAGCCGATATTCAACGGCGCGTTGTTGCCGGCTGTGATGATCGGCGGGTCATCGATCTACCAGTTTACGCCATGTTCGGCGGCGACGGCGTTGGCGCGCCAGCCGCGGGAGACCTGGCAGCTTCCGCAATCGGTCCGCGCAGTGCTTCCGCCGGCGCTGCTGCCATCGCCGGAACTGGCGATCGTGGACAGCGGGATTCACAGCCCATTCGATGACGAGGATGAGCTGCCATGACGCCCGCCCAGCGCCTCCGGCGCTTGCGCCAAATCGACGCCCGCCGCACCGCGATCGAAGCCGATCTCCGCGCGCTCACCGATGAAGCGCGCCCGCTGGAGAACGAACATAGCTGGTCGCTTGGGTTCCGGGTGCCGCTTCGGGGGAAGGCGCTGATCGACGAGGTTGATCGGTTGGCACGGGTTGAAGAGGGGAGGGCTGTGGCGTGATCCTTATTCCAGAGATCGAGACGGTGGTGATCTTGAACCCACGGACCGGCAGCAAATCGCTGAGGAAGGCCATTGCCGCCCGCTATTCCGATGCCATGCAGATTTACCGCCACATGGAGGCCGATGGCGTGCCCTACGGCTACGATCGCTGGAGGCGTATCGGCGTCGTGCGCGACCCCATCGATCGGCTGTGGAGCCTCTACCGCTATCTCAAATGGATGGGCGGGGAGCGCAACGGGCGCGGGAAGTGGGAACCGACGTATGTCGAGCGCCAGCGGGCCAGCGTCGCGATACCGTTCGATCAATGGATAACCGACAACCAAGTCGTATTCACGAGCCCCTACGATTCGGCCACCGGTTCCAAATTCTATCCAGGCTTCGCGGTTCGTCATGCGCTGCCAGAGAACCGTAAGAGCCAGTTCATTTATCTGCGCCCCGATCTTGGAACGGAGGTGTGGCAATTTCACGCGCTTCACCATCTCGCGGCCGAGCTCGGCGTCGAACTTGGCGAAGAAAATAGGAACCTAGCCGAAGCGCCGCCTCCGCTTTCGCAGCCTGCGCTCGCCCATATCGAGAGGTTCTTCGCCTGGGACCTAGAAGTTGCCGGCCGGAAGGTTGCGGCATGAGCTCGCTAGGCACCACCGACGCGGGCGAACCGCTGTCGATCGATCTCGACGCCCTCGTCGGCTCTCACGCATGCGTCGTCGCCAATAGCGGCGGCGGCAAGTCCGGCCTGCTCCGGCGCCTGCTCGAAACCACGCACGGCAAGATCCAGCACATCGTGTTGGACATAGAGGACGAATTTTACACCCTTCGCGAACACTTCGATTACGTGATCGCCGGCGGCGATGGCGGTGACGTCCCCGCAACCGTGGAAGGGGCGGCGGGTCTCGCACTTGCCGCCCTGACCCATGGCTTTTCGCTGATCGTCCAATTGAACGATCTCGGCGAGGACGCGCCGGAGTTCGTTGGCCGGTTCCTGACCGCGCTGATCGGCGCCCCGCGCAACCTCTGGCATCCTTGCCTGGTCGTGGTGGATGAAGTGCAGAATTTCGCGCCGACCGATCGGGTTACCGCGGCGACGCCGGGCGTGAAGAAGCTTACCGGGCAGGGGCGCAAGCGCGGGTTCACCGCCATCCTCGCCAGCCAGCGCATCAGCAAGATCAGCGCGGACGTGCGCGGCGACATCAACAACTGGATGCTCGGCCGCGTCGGTCAGACACTCGATCGCGACATCATGGCGGACCAACTCGGCTTCACGCGCGCGCAAGGCCGGGAACGGCTGCGCATGGCGGATCGGACCTTTTGGGGGTTCGGGCCGGCGATCGCGAGGGAGCCGGTGCTGTTCTGGGTTGCCGATGTTGAGACGACCCTGGTCAAATCGGGGCAGGCTAAGGTGCCGACACCGCCGGCGCCGGAGGCTTTGCGGGCGATCCTGTCGGGGCTGGTCGTTCCGAGCGCCGAACTGGACGCGACTGACGATCTCGACACCAAGCTGTTGCGCGGCGCCGAGGTCCGCCAACTCCGCGAAGCACGTGACGCCTTCGAGCAGCGAGCGCTTCGAGCAGAGGACATGCTCGGAGAATTCATCAGCGCACATGGGCTCTACGAACAAGCGCTCAACGGTTTTGCCGACACGCTGAAATATGGGCACGCGATCAGCTTCTCAGCCGACCAGCATTTGAAGGAACACGGGTGGACATCACCCAACGAAATCCCCGGGAATCGGCCCGGCGGAGGCCCAAGCGGAGACGCAGGGCAAACAGCGGAACCAGCGGCACCCGTGCCGGCTGCTCCAAGGGCGACGGCTCCGGCGCCAGCGGCACGAACCGCAACGGAGAAGGCGGGCGGGGGTAATGCCTCGCCCGCCGACCTCAACGGCATCGCTCAAACCATTCTCGCCAATCTTCGTCTGATCTGGCCTGCGCGTCTGACCTGGCAACAGGCTGCGCAAATGGCAGGACGATCGCCGAAGAGCGGGCCATACTTTGCCGCCAAGAAGCAACTGGTCGCAGCCGGGGTCGTGGAGACCGATGAGGTTCAGGTCTGGGCTTCCGGCTCGCACGACAGGGGCCTGACCCGCGAAGAAGCGATCGACGTTTGGCGCAATGTTACCGAAGGGTTCGCGCCCCGCATGCTTTGGGTCCTTGCGGATGACAAGCAACGCACCCGCGACGAGCTCGGCGCTGACATGAGCGTCTCAACCAAAAGCGGGCCGTGGTTTGGCGGCCTTAAGCAGCTTCGCGAGCGCGGGCTGATCACCGAGGCGGGCAACGTGCTGCGGTTGGCTAATCCACTGCCGGGTGAACGGGCATGATACGCTCAACCGTCCTCCAGGCGCCGCCCGAGTTCGGCAATCGCCGGCCCCTCCCAGTCGTGGGAGCCATCATCCGTTCGGATGATGTAGCCGTCCCCGCGAGAGTTCGTCTGCGCAAGCGTGAAGATCACGGCGTCGCGCAGGTTGCCGGCAAAATCGGCGCGTTCACGGTCGAGGCCTCGAACGTAGCGCCAGACCGTCGCCGGTCGATCCCAGGGAACATCTGTCATGACTGATCGCCCCATCCAGGTGTCGCCGCGGTCGAATCGCGTCGAGGTTCGAAACCCGGTGTTGAAGCTGCCCGCTGTTGCAGACCTTCGCAACCTCGATCAACCAACGAGAGCGTCAATCGCCGCGGCATTGCGCGCAATTCAAGGTGACGCCCGAGATCGCGCCGACAAGTGCTGGCGGACGCATAAGGCTCCGATGGCTCTCTATTGGAAGGCGGTCGGCGTTTACGCCGGCCACCTCGCGCGGTCGATCGCATGAGCGGCGAAGGCATCACCGACAGCCGCCGCCCGCTGGACACGTCGACGCTCGGCGCGATCCGCGTCGATCTCAGCCAGGTCGCCAGCCGCGCCCGCCTGGTGCGTCAGGCCTTGCTCCACATCGGTGACCCTGCCGTCGCGCCGTCGCTGCCGATCGAGGACCGGTACGCCGCGCGCGAGATGGCGAACGCGAGCGATGAGACGCTGGCGATGTTGGGGAGGATGTTGCGGTGAGTGACGCCCCGTTCGACCGCGTTTGGCGGATTCGCACCAACCTGCCGGAGAAGTTCGGCCAACGCTGTCGTGTTTTGGCGCGCGGCAAGATGAACAGCGCCCGGATCGAGTTCGAGGACGGCGTGCAGCACATCGTCAGCCGCAACAGCTTTCGGAAGGTGGTGGAAGCATGAGCCCCGGCAATCAGGACAGCCGCCAGCGCATCCACATCGAGGCCGACGGGACCGCGGCACGGTGGAAGCTGCACCCCGCCGCGCTCGGCACGCCGGCCGCGTCGCCAGGCGCCGCGCTGGATGCCGCGATCGCCGAGCTACGTCTCAAGGAAGCGGTGATCATCCTCAACGGGAAGCCGCCGACATGACGAGATCCGCCGGGCTGGGCTCCTAGGTCCGGCAGATGCGAAACCTCAGCGCGCGGCCCTAGACCAGCCGCAGGGGGTGAACAGCCGGGAGAGTAGCGGCACCAAATTCGAGGATGACATGACCGTACATTGCCCTGTCACGCTGCCGGACCTTGAGCGCCGCCTTTCGCGAAAGATCGAGGCGCACAAGGGCATCCAGCTCACACCGGAGGAGCTTGACCTGTTGGTGTTGTCGGGAGCCTATGAGGTCTTCCGCCAAGCCGTCGCCGAATATCAGAGGGACCAATGCCTGCAACGAAGCGCCCGAAGCCGCTCTATCAGCGCGGAGAATTCCGACTCTACCGGCGAGCCGATCGAGATGCCCTCGAAATCGTCTGGTACGATGACGCCCGAAAGCGGGAGCGAAGCCGCAGCGCGGGCACGACGATCGAGGGGGAGGGGCGCATCGAGCTCGACAACCTCTATGTCGAAAAGCACGGCGGCGTCCCGCACTGCCGGACGTGCGGCCAACCCCTCAAGCAAGAAAGCGAACGGCTGACGGTGCTGATCGCGAATTATCTTGAGACGTTCGCGCCCAAGCACGCAGTGCATCCGCGGTTGGGGCACGTGCTCGACTATCTCGAGGCAAAGGGAAAGAACGAGGAACGCGCGGACCGGATCGACGAAGATTGGGTGAGCGAGTTTCGCACCTGGTCCGCCGCCGAGCCGATCATCCTCTCCGGCGGCAAGGTCCGCGCCGAACCGCGCGCGCCGGCGACCACTGAAGGCAGCCTGTTGCAGCTTGCCGCGGCGATGCGATTCGGCGGCGTCGATCCCGCGTTCAAGCCGATGAAGCCCGCCGAGGTTGCGCGCACGCCCATGTTCCGGTCGTCGGTGGAGCAGATCGCCGCGATGTTCCGGTTCTGCCTCTATCCGGCTGGCCCGACCGCGCGGACGGAGAAGGAACGCGATTACCGCCGGCGCGAGCGGGCCAACCTTCTCAGGTATCTCCGCGCTGCCGTCGTCACATGGGCGCGACCCGATGCGATCATGGACATCGATACCCGCCGCGAGCGTCGGCAGTGGCATAGCGACGCCAGAGTCCTTGCGCTCAATCCCGCCGGCCGCCGGCAGACGAGGAAGCGGCGGGCAACGATCGTCGTCGCCCGCCAGTTCGCGCCGCATCTCGACGCCACTGTCGGCCCGTACATTCCGGTCAACAGCGTGAAGTCGTCATGGGAGACCATGTCGGCTGAGCTGAAGCTGCCCGGTGAAGGCGAGGCCGGAATGAAGCTGATTCGCCGGTCGATCATGACGATCGCGCGGAAGCGGCTGGGCGAGGAACACTGGATCCAGGGCAAGATGTTCGCGGGTCACGTGCCGATGGAGATCAGCGACATCTACGCGCTGCCGGACCCTGCGAATCTGGGTCTGGCGCTGGCTGTCACGGAGGAAATTGTCGACGAGATCGAGGCCCTTTGCCCGGGCGCTTACCGCACGTTTACCGCGGAGGGCAGCAACGTCGTCACCATCGCGGGAGCAAAAAGGTGA